TATGGTCGTTTATTAGGTTGGTTGTATGTAGGAGATGCGACAGTCTCACTAAATGAACAAATGATAGATGATGGATATGCGTGGGCTTATGATGGTGGAACGAAGAATAGAAATTTTCAGGAACTAATTGATATTAGAAGAAATAAAGGGACATATGCAATATGAACTGCTGGCATTGTAAAACTGAATTAATCTGGGGTGGGGATCACGATATGGAGGAAGATTCTCGATATTCAATAGTCACTAATTTATCTTGTCCAAAGTGTTTTTGTGAAGTAGAAGTGTACTTACCAAGAGATGCCTATGACTGAAATACCTGAAATTTATATTCCTGAGATATACATTCCAGAGATTCCAGAACCTTATAGTCAGCATTATATAAATGTAACTAAACCACCTGATATTGATGTTCCTGGTTGTACCTATCAACATCGTGATATAA